GTCTGTTCTTTTCTATACTCTCTCTTCTAAATACTATTAGAGGAGCTTGCATCTTTCCATTTTTATCTCGGTAATACCCGTCTTTCTGCATGGATGCCCAACGTTCTGGTGAACCATATACCAATGGAACATTAATAACTTTACCGTTCTGAGATACTTGTGGTTTTAGTACGTTATTAAAGTAATGATGAATAGCTTCATCTATGTCTTTTATACCTACTGTTAAGTTTTTAACCTTATCGTCTTTACGACTTACTTGATTAGCTCTACTTTTAAGCTTATCTACAGCGTACTTCTCGTTTATAGGTGTACCAGTCTCAGGATGTTTGTAGTTTTTAATACTATCCTGTGATAACCTAGCTTGACTCTTTGGTGTTTGTTTCTTATCTGCCATATTATCTTACTTCTACTAGTCCAACTCTATCTGCTCTAGTTAAATGACAGTCAACTGTTATGGATATCGATGATCCAAAGCCACTAGCATAACCAGAAAGGTTATATTTATTATCTCTACCCAAGAATAGTTGGTTTTCTCTTACACTATCTACTTCATAGAAGTCATTATGCCATTGAATGACATCTCCTACTTCCGGAACTACTTGAGAATCTACTAAATCTTGTCTTATAAATGCAAATGATGCTTCTCTACCTAAATCTACACCAAATTCCTGTACATCATATACTTGATCTCCTCTGGTTATTAAGCAATACATCTTAATTGCATTCCAATATGTCTTTTCTAATGCTTCTCCGTATAGATTTACATCTAAATCCTCTAAAGATAGTTTATGGTACAGTACCTCCTGCTCTATTATGTCTTTTAATAGCTCACGGTTGATATTAACCAGTAAATCAAAGTCTCTATTGCTTCCGAATAACATTACTTCTCTTCTATTGTTTCTTCACCGACTTCTACGGCTACTATGTTACTGTATTTACTAATGGCGTTCTTTTTTAAAGCAGCAAACGCTTCAGCTGCTTCTTTTTGACTGATAATCTTTACTTTATAGGTGGCCATATTGGATTCACCTGACTCTGATGCTATAGTTACTGTTGTAACACCAGGTAAAGCACGTATAGCGTCATCATAACCACTAGAACCCTCTTCTCCGAAGGTAACTCTTAACATTGCCTCGTAAGTTCTGTAATCTAGCTCTAAAAGTAACTGTATTAACTTCATTATCCTACGTATATAGTCATTGGTATTGATTTTAACGTGTTTTGAACGTCTTCTGCCTCTTTAGCTTGTGCTTCTAACTGTGCTCCTCTACCTGTTGCATTTAACATGTCTCTCAACTGTGTTAAAAGTGCTGTTTTTTCACTTCTAGCATCAGCTAGTAAGTCAGCTTGGTTTAAAGTTGCTTCTGAACCAGGTACTGGTACTGTTTGGTACTTACCTCTTACGTATCCTAGCACTTCTTTTGCTAATGCAAGTGTATAGTTAAAGATCCATTGACGTCCTACACTGTTTATATGACTATATGTAGGGTTATTATAAGGTACTTCAGCTACGTTAGTAATTTTATTAGTAGAATTGTCGTAGTTAATCTGTCCTTTTTCGATTTCTTTATAATACTCAAAGTGTAAGCTACCAGATGAACCTGGAATAGGGAATAACTTAAGTTTATTGTTTACTAATTCAAAAGAGAAAGCTGATTTTCTTACTTGATCGTTAAATTCAATAGCTTGAGTCTTTAATATATCAAAAGAAGTAGGCATTAACATAAAATTAACACCAGGACTAAAAGATCCGAAGTTAAAAGCAGACATAAGTGATTGAACACCTGTTCCTGTACCAGCATACGGATCAAAGTAACGTTGAATAGCAGGAGGTGCTTCGTAAAATAACTTTCTTACCTCTATACTACCTGTTATACCTTCATCTACAGCCCATTGATCTAAATCATAGTTCTGTTGATTCTGATTTAATGCTATTGACCCTGTATATCTTGTTACATTTCCTCCAACACCGGCTTCAGTACCGTAATGTCTAGATATTTGTATGATACGATTAAGTGTAGGGTCAGTTAATTGGTTATTCATTGAACTACCAGTAGTAGAACCTTCTAAGTTCAGGTAATTCTCTCTAATTTTATATTGAAAGACTTCGTTTCCGTAAGTAGTCACAGCTTCTTCAAAGCAAGCATACATTTGAGCCTGCTGTAATTCAACATCCATAAGAGGATATCCTAAGCGAGTACCTACAAACTTTGCTACTTTAACAGCATCACTTTTAAATGTGCTATCGCCGTCATAAAATCCGAATGGAGTGTCTCCTTCACTGAAGGTTGCTGTTCCATTCCATATACTTACGTTTGCCATTGATTATAGTTTTATATAAATAGTGGTTAATCTCTGAAGGTTTTATATACTTCTAATAATGGTGCAACTATGTCGTGTCTATGATTCTGTGCTAATGAGTGAGTAACGAAGCCTTTTACTTGTTCTTCAAGTCTAGAAAGGAAAGAAAATCCAGTCTCTCTTTTATCTCTTAAGTCTATTTGAGCCATATCTCCACATATACACATTTTAGAATTTTTACCTAATCTACCTATAACTGTTTCCATTTGAGGATGAGTTACGTTTTGTGCTTCATCAACTATTACAAAAGAGTTTAAAAATGTTCTACCTCTCATGAATGCAAAAGGTACTATTTCTATATTACCTGCTTCCATTTCCTTTTTTACCTTCTCTTCGTTATACAACATGAATAAGTTATGATAGATAGGGGCTAACCAAGGGTCCATTTTAGCCTGAAGATCTCCTGGTAAGAATCCTATATCTTCTTTAGACACAGTTGGTCTTGTTATAATAATTTTATCTATACGTTTGGTAAATAGTAG